TTATGTGCAGCCGACCGACGATGTAGCCGAGGACTATTCCAAACGACGCATAGCCCCTATGCTTTCTGCCTGTCCGTCATTGCGCGAGAAAGTTCATAAAGCTAAAGGACGCGATGCAGCCAATACCATTACCATGAAAACCTTCGCCGGTGGCAGTCTTGCCATCATCGGAGCAAACAGCCCTGCCGGATTGGCCTCGAAGCCAGTTCGGTATATTTTTTTCGACGAAACAGACCGATTCCCGGTCAGCGCCGGAACAGAGGGTGATCCCATTGAGCTTGCCGAGCGCCGCACCGAGACGTTCAGGCATAACCGAAAGATGGTGAAAACATCGACCCCGACCATCAAGGGGGTGAGCAAAATCGAGAAAGCATATCAACGAGGCACGCAAGAAGAATGGCATGTTGAATGTCCGCATTGCGGAGAATACAGCTATTTGCGCTTCGAGGACATCCGTTTTGAGAAGGAAGAGTTCTTCGATGATAACGGCGAAAAGAACTACCGCGTTCTGAGTGTTCATTGGCGCTGCCCTTCATGCCATGGCGAAACAGGCGAACACGAAGCAAAACGTTGTCCGGCAAAATGGGTTTCTAAAAACCCGGACGCCATACACAACGGCGTTCGCAGCTTTCGTCTGAATGCTTTTATGTCCCCCTGGTCTGATTGGAAAGACCTTGTTTTGAAATTCCTCAATGCCAAGGACGATCCTGAAGCCTTAAAAGTATTCTACAACACGTTCCTGGGCGAAACATGGGAAGTACGCGACCGCAGCGGTACGGCTGAAACCCTTCACATGCGGCGAGAGCACTATAACGCAGAGGTTCCGACTGGCGTTCTGCTGCTTACGATGGCAATCGACACGCAGGATAACCGCCTGGAATACGAGGTAGTGGGTTGGGGGCGCGACGAGGAAAGTTGGGGCATCTCCAAAGGCGTTATTCCTGGGCGCGCAGATGCGCCGGGGGTTTGGGAGGAAGTAGATAATCTTCTTGATCGGCAATGGAAGATGAAAAACGGGATGGCAATGCGCATCCTTGCCACCTTCATTGACTCTGGCGGTCACTTTACAGAGGATGTCTACAACGAGTGCATGAAGCGCGCCAATCGCCGTATCTGGCCCATCAAGGGCGAGGGCGGCGAGGGAAAGCCCTATGTGCGCCTGATGAAAAAGACAAACAAGAAAGGGCTTACTGGTTTTATGATCGGCGTTGACAGCGGCAAGGAAGCGATTATGTACGCCACCACCGTTGATAAACCCGGGCCGAGATATATGCACTATCCGACCGATCCACGCAGCGGTTATGACATCGAATATTTTCGCGGCCTTGTATCCGAAAAAATGGTGATCCATCGCCGTGCTGGTCAAAACGTCATCACCTGGGAAAAGATTTACGAACGCAACGAGCCTTTGGACTTGCGCAACTACAACCGCGCTGCCTACAAGTATTTCAACTGGGACTTCAACAAATACGAAGAAATGCTCAGCGGAAGCACAAAGCAGAAAACCGTCACAAAGGCACAGGCCGAAAAGAAGCGACGGAAAACCGTTGTTTCCAGAGGCATTAAGGTATAGGAGGACGCCGAATGTCTGTTCAATACGCATACACATTGACCGAGGCAAAGGAAATGCTGGCGCGTTGGAAGGACTGCGAAATGCAGCTTGCAAGTGGTCAAGCAAAGCATTACCGAATCGGATCGCGCGAATTTACTTCCGTCGATCTGCCGGAGATTGCCAAGCGAATCACCTATTTCAGCACTGTGGTTGATGCTCTGACCAATGGAACAGCTCGCAAGGCCCGCGTAGTTCGCGTTGTGCCGCGCGATTTGTAACCCCAGAGCGGCAACGTTTTCGCTTTTAAGAAAATGAGGTACAGCACATGAAAAAACAGGATCAACCGAATCTGCGCGAACGAGCGCTTTTTTTGGTTAACCCGGAAAAGGGCAACCGCGCCTATCTGGAACGCATTCAGAGAGAGCGCACAGAACTGCGCGAGCAGAAACGCGAAGCCGTCCGTATGGCTGCTTCCGGCTATGGCAATCACGGTGCCAGTCAAACCATCAATAGCCTGCTTGGTTGGATTGTTGGTGGTGGCAGCGCTGAGGATGACAGCGACCTTCACGGTGCGCTGTTGCGCACACGCTCGCGTGATCTCTATGCAGGCGGCGGATTGGGCAGAAGCGGCCCTGCAACACTCACCACGAACGTGGTTGCCTGGGGCATTAAGCCCAAGCCGAAAATCGACGGTGAATTGTTGGGACTATCCGATGAGGAATGCGACGAGTGGGAACGAAAAACCCTTCGTGAATTTAACCTTTGGGCTGACAACGCCATGTGTGACGGCGAGCGAAAAAAGAATTTCTACGCGCTTCAGCAGCTTGCTTTCCGCAGCGAATTGGTAAGTGGCGATGTGTTTGTCATCTTTGGCATGAAGGAAAACAAGCGCACACCTTATCAAACAACCATCAGGCTTTTGGAAGCGGATCGCATCTGCACTCCTGATAGCGGCGGTGAAAGTATCAGCACGGAAACGAATGGCGGCGGCAGGATTGTTGACGGTATCGAGATCGACGCAGAAGGAACGGTTATCCGTTATCACATCACCAACCGGCATCCTCTGGCGGAGAGCAACAGCCAAAGCCTTGAGTGGGTGGCGATTGATGCTTTCGGAAAGGAAACGGGGTATCCCAACATTCTGCATGTTATGACCACGGAAAGGCCGGAGCAGCGCAGAGGAATCCCCTTCGTAGCCGCGCAAATCGAGCAGATCAAGCAGCTTGACCGATACATCACCAGTGAACTTGCCGCCAATGTGGTTTCTTCCATGCTGACGGCATTTCTGGAAAGTGATGATGATGACGGAAAATTTGGCATGGAGGATGCCGTCAACGAGGACGAAAAGGTGACGGATGATGACCTTTTGATGGAATTGGCTCCTGCGGCCATCATCAATTTGCCGCCCGGAAAGCGCGTCAAGGAAGTGAATCCCCTACGAAACAACAGTGCTTTCGATCCTTTTGTTTCGACGATGGAAACGATCATCGGCAGCGGTTTTGAAATACCCAAAGAGGTGCTCATCAAAAAGTATGAGAGCAATTACACCGCAGCGCGCGGCGCTCTGCTCGACTTCTGGCGGCTGGTACGCGTCCATCGCACGAATTTCAATAACGATTTCAACCAACCCATTTACGAACAATGGCTTTCGGAGGCGGTCGCCATCGGCCGCATTGAAGCCCCCGGCTTCTTCGATGATCCCGCCATTCGTAAAGCGTGGTGCGGGTGCATGTGGATGGGCGCAAGCATGGGCCACGTCGATCCTCTCAAGGAAGTAAATGCCGCCGAAAAGCGCATTGCCAACAACATCAGCACCCAGGAGCAGGAGGCCAGCGAATACAACGGCAACGACTGGAACGCGAATGTACGCCAGCGCAAGAAGGAAATGACCATTTTCGCGGAAGCAAAACTTGCTGAAAACGCCGCATCCCAATCACAAACCAAAGAATCCGAACCAAAGGAGGCGAAGGAAAATGCCGAATAGAGAGCTTTTCAGGCTCGCGTACACCACCCAGCTTGAACCGGAAAGCGATGAGGGCGAAATCATGCTGTATGGCGAGATCATTCAGGACATGCCTGAAACGTGGAAATGGTCGAAGGAAGACAAAAGCGCCGCCGACTTCGACAAGGCTGTGAAAGCCTTGCAAAAAGAGGGCGCACGACGGTTGCTACTTCGCATCAATTCCCCTGGCGGAATCGCCGCGCAGGCTGTAGCAATGCGCTCCATCCTGGTCAATGCCGGTTTTGAAAGCATCCGAATCCGTATTGAGGGACTTTGTGCAAGCGCTGCCACGATCCCCGCCACCATTCCCGGTGCGCATGTAAGTATTGCGCCCGGAAGTGACTACATGATTCACAACCCGTGGACGCGCGTAATCGGCACCGCAAACGAACTGGAAGGCGTGGTCAATAGGCTTCGTACCTTGGAAGGTTCTATGCGTTCACTCTACGCAGCGAAGTGCGGCCAAAGCGATGAGCAGTTGAAAGCGTGGCTTGATGCCGAAACGTGGTTCAGCGCAGAGGATGCCGTAAAATACGGTTTTTGTGATGAGATTATCAACGAGGAGGCCGCAGTTAACGTAGAGCCTTTTGCCGCCTGCATTACTCCGCGTGAAATGAGCGTCATGTGCTCTATCTACAACGCTGTTCCTGAACGGTATAAACCGCAGGAGGAACATCCCATCGTCAGCAACGCGCCCGGAGCCTCGCTCACGGAGCCGTCT